TGTACGTGGTGCAGAGGAAGGCGCCGTCGTATCGACGCAGCCCACCAGAACCCCAGTCAATGATGACGCGGCAGTTCTTCGCGAGGCCGCCGAAGTAGAAATCTTCCCACTCATCGATGGCTTCATAAGCAAGGATGCCTGAGCCGGTGACGCCAGCAGACAGGGATTGGACCACACGCTCGACCCACGCAGGAGCGTCCGGATCGTCGCAGTCCGGAACGTTCACATCGTTAGCCGACGCAGTGAAGTTGATGCCGCGTGTCGTTAGACCACACGGAGACACGAATACTTCTGGGCTGTTTCCATCGCCAAGCCAGATGGTGAGCTTGGCGGCGCTAGCAGTGGTAGGCTTTGCCATGGGGATGGCCTCCTTCTCTCAGGGTTCAGTTCTAAGGAAGCCGCCTTCAGTCGGTCGGCTCAGTCGAGAACCGAAGGGTCACGGCGACGTGCTTGGTGATACCGTCGGGGTCGTCTAGATAGTTCGTCTGCTCGTGCTGGGCAATAACGACACGATGCCCGTTAAGAGTAAACTCGTTCTCGTCCAGTGCCTCACCAATAGCGGCGCCGATCCGCTTGATCTCAACTGACCTTCCTAGGTCGCTCGACCAGCCGTGGATCGTGTAGACTGTGATTGAGCCATCTATGCAATCGGCCTTGTCCGGCAAAACCTGGGGCTGCCCCAGCGACACGTAGGGGTAGTCCGCGCTGGGAGGCACAGCGTCATAGACTCGAGTTGCCACAATCGCAGCCAGCGCCGTGTGAGCTTTGAGAGCTCCGACGATTGCCACCTGAAGTTCAAGTGCCGGATCGATCATGCTCTGCTCACCGCATTAAGGACTGCCTGCTCGACCTCTTCTCGGACTTGAGCCTGACGTACCCGATAAGTAGTATAGAAGAACGGCTGCGCCGGCATGTGCGTGTTGCCAAACTCGACGCCAAGTGCGTAGTCATAACCTTTGCCGCTACTGCCTCCTCGAGCGATGCCTTGTGTGTCGCCGCTTCCAATAACAACCTCCCGCTGATACCTAGCGCTGCCCCCATACTGTCTAGTCGTTGTTGAACCGCCAGCCTCCACAAAGTATTCCAATGTCTTTCGTCCACGCCTAACTCTAACTGAGTCTCGCAGAGTACCAGTCACAACGGGGGCAGCCGCCCTGATGTCGTTGGACAACTCATTAGCGATGCGCTGCAAGTCCTTGGCAAGTTCGCGCTGGATCTTGCCTGGCAACTCCTTGAACCAAGACTGGACTTCCTTCTCACTCATGAGACGACTCCTCTCTCACAAAGCAGCTCAAGAAATTCTATGTCTTGAGGAGGCTCAATGACTGAACGGATGTTGAAGACCTCACCTGACCTTGTATCGGTGGCGATCCAGTCTGTCGTGATTAGTCGCGACTGGGCAGACGCGCGGATCGTGATGTTGACGAAGTTGCGCCCTTCAAGGCGCGCAGCCTGGACTGCCTCGCCACCAAGCCTCGGCCGAATGCGCGCAGCGACGGTGAACTGAACAACGAAGTCTTCCTCGGTATTGCCGTAGTCAGGCAGAGGAGGCGAGTCATCGCTGATGACCTCCTTCTTCGAGAAGCTAACCCTCTTGTTCAGATCGCCTGCTACTGTCATCTTGTTCCAGCTCCTTGCGTCGCTTGATCTCGTAGTCTGTCAGCACAGCGTTGCCCGCAGATATAGCGGACATCGCGCAGCGCGTCGTGACTCTGTACTCGCACCCGCGCTTGTAGTCAGTCATGAAGTTCTGCGTGAAGCGGAACGTGAAGTTCTTCGTAGCTTTGATCCAAGGCATGGCTACCTCAGGAGATTCCACAGTGTGCCATCGACGAGCTCGGCTTCATTGAACTGTGAATAGGCAAGTGAGTTGAGCCATGGCTGACGCTCCGGATAGACGGGCGACTCGATCAGCGATATATCATTGAGCCCGACCAGTGACGCGGCGCTTCCCACATCAACGAAGACTGGGCACCCAAGGACAACCGCCTCGACGGCAGCGATGCTCCCGTGCGCCACAAGGCAGTGCGCTCCTTCTAGATCACGCGATAGCGGACGATCCAGCTCATCTTTGCGCCGTCGCACGATGGGCCTGTCAGTCAACTTCTTGAGCCGTGCAATAACCTTGTCCGTCCAGCCTTCGACACCATGTAGTCCGGCGTAGCCAGGCGGCGCTTCAGCGAGGACAATGTGCTTGCCACCTTTCGACCACGGCTTGACTTCAATCGGACGTGGATCAATCTTGTTGCCCGGCAGGAGTTGCTTCCATCGATCATCGGACAAGTCCGACTTGATCTCACGCATCTGGAACGAGTTGATGTGGTAGCGGTAGTAGCCGCCATTCTCGCCGCGCGGCAGCCACGTCGCGAACACGCGTCGAGCGTAGCCTCGATCCCAGTAGATCCATCGACGTCCGCGGATTTTCCACTCCGCGTACAAGTGCTTGATCTCGGGCATTGCACCAACGATGGGCGTGATGTCGTCCGGCAGTTTCGCCAGTGCATTGACATCACCGAGACGAATAACACTGCCGCCCTTTTCTTGAATGTGTCGACCGATGCGCTCGAACAAGTCATTCTTAAATCGGCTCAAGCCGTTGGGGATGAACAGACAGGTAGCTTTCGGATCGATCATTTCCATAGAACGCCGATGCCGTAATAGTTGCGAGGTATCTGGTACTGAAGCTCAACGTGCTTGTAGTTTGTCTTAAGTGAGTTCCACAGTGCGGGAACACCCATGGGCTTCGACACACGGCCGGGCACTGAACTCTTCCAGGTGTCATTCCATGAGATGTCGTGGAATGCGACCAGCCGTCCCATTGGTCCGTAGTTGCTCCAGTCATTCGACACGGCTTCGAGCGTGTGGGCGCCGTCGATGAAGACACAGTCATACGGTCCAAGTGCTGCTGCCTTGTCGATTGTCTCAGACGCTGTGCTGTCGCCCAGGATCAGATGCGCATCATACCCGACCTCGTTGAGTTCGAGGACGCAGGCCTGGAGACTGTGCTTGGCTTCCGGCGTGTCGACCATGTAGTCTATGGACACGATCCTCGAACCTTTCGGGAGAGCGTTTGCCGTCCGCCATAGAGAGCCGCCGTACATTGATCCGATCTCGAGATATGACAACACGCCTTCGGACTTGAGTAATTGCAAGAACTCTGTATGCTCACGCACGTTCTGCAGTAAGTTCTCCTTGTACCGCTGATCCTTCATGCCACCCATAAAACACCAATCCCATTGTTCCGTCCTGTCGGGCATAGCTTGATCTCTTCGTGACGGTATCTTTCTTTCAAACCTGCCCACAACAGTGGTACTTCGATGCCCTTGCCCGTGAACGTCAACTCTCGCCACCAGGCTATGTCATGGAAAGCTACAAGCTTCTTCGCTAGTCGACCGTAGTTCTCCCAGTCTTTAGTCACGCTGGGCAGCGAGTGATCAGCATCGATAAAGACCGCATCGAACATCCCTTCAGAGAATCCCAAGAGCTCAACCTTCGCAAGTGTATCGGGGTGCGTGCTGTCACCATATATGACGTGGACGTCTAGCCCGGGATGGACTCGAAGATCGGCAGCCACCTCGAGCAGCGAAGCTTTGCGCATCTCGAACACTTCACCTTTCTCAGGTATGTCCACCGCGACAACACGGCCGCCTGCGGGCAAGACCTGACCCAGTGTCCACAATGATCCGCCGTGGTTCGATCCGATCTCCAGAAAACTAGACACGCCTTCAGCTTTGAAGATACTGGCGAGACGACTAATCTCGGCCTTGTCTTGCAGCATGGCCGGTGAGATGGTCAACGCCAGTGCTCCCTGATCCATTGGACGTTCGTCAACTCGTGTGGCTTGCGCGAGCCATGCATGTAGATGATGCGAGCATCCTCCGGCGGTTGATTGCCGAGCGGTACTTCGTGCAGCTTGAGCGACTGCAGCTGACGTGGCCACAGGATACTCGCGTCGACCGCGTCGCTTCTTCGCAGCCACTCCATGTCGTTCTCGCCGCGCCACTTGTCGAAGATCGCCCGGTGTCCGGCCGGAACGAACGCTACCGCATTGATGAAACCGTAGTCCTTCTTCGTCGGATGGTTCGGCAGCGCTAGACGTGACTCCGTCAGACAGTAGTGGGCGAAGTGATCGACGTTGCGCACCACCACTGTGTCGAGTCCAACAATCATCATCGGCACGTTGAGCTTAAAGGGTTCGATCAAGCAACCGTAATGTGGTTCCTTGGTCGACAGCAGTTCCTGATCAATTGGCTCGTTGAACTTGCGAATGCGATCCGTGAACAACACGAACCGGAAAGGCACAGTCAGGTTGCGCTTAAACCCTCGGTAGAGTTTCTCGACCCACGACTCGTCGTAACAGAGCGAGAATTTCTCAGACCTCTTGTTCACGTCCCAGAGGCAGGCGGCGATGTGGATCAAGGTTTAGCTCGCTTCATTCGAAGTGAAGGAAGCGACGTGTCGATGATGACGATTGAGCCGCTCCGCTTCAGCAGACTGTCCGGGGGAACGTCGCACCCGACGACAGCCCCTCCTGCAACCATCGCCCTGGCACCTATAACG